GTGCGGGAGCCCCAGAAAAAACGCCCCTATCGGTCTTCATCCGCTTAGAATTGTAGTTCGCTGTCTTAATCTTGTGGCAAACCTTACATAACACTTGTAAATTCTCTAGGCTATCTTCGCCACCTGCGGCCAGTTCTATAACGTGGTCTACCTCTTGCCCAACATCTCCGCAATAGTTGCAGGTCTTTCCATACATCTTGAAAGCCTGCGCCCGCAGCTTCTCCCGTTTAGTCGTGTTACCTCTTAATCCGTGTTTACTCATGCTGCCCTTTCATTACCTCGTAAGCCATCATCAGCCCGTGTTCGAAATCGTTAGTGTCTTTAGGGTCTAGGTCTAATATGTAATTGGCTAGCTTGTCCAGCCTTGTTTGCCATGTGCTATTGACTATGTCTGCTAATGCTCTTATGTCGCTTAACTCCTGGGTTTGCTTATCGTGGTCTTCAATTAGTGCGTTTACCTTATCTACATAACTTACTAAATCATGCTTTGGCACTTGTACCCATTCCATTTAGTTAGATTAGCAGGACTTAACCCTGAGCTAGAGTAGGCAAGGAATGGCTTTACTTAACACCATTTCTTAACCCGTCGCTGTCGTGTGGGTCGTCATGGGGACTAATGTCCAGCCGCGCCATATGCTTAAACAGTTTGGTTATTAGTATTTGGGCGGCTCGTTTCAAATACACCGGTTAGGCTCGCATTTCCTGCATCTATGGGCTTATAAATCCATAGTAATAATACGCCCTCAAACGGCGGTTTAGCGTGTTATTGGTACGCCCTACATTATACTTTGTAGTGAGTGTTCAGGCTCGTACCGTATCATAGGTACACGCGACACGTCCTAACGTGGGGAAGCTTAGGGCGTGTCGCTTACTTTCTCTACATACTTTTCCATTACCCCGCAACAATAGGTAACCCAAAGGCGCTCATTTGTGTATGGGTCATAACCTAAGTCGGTAGCGCTCAAAGTAGAGCCGCAACCCTTGCAGTATTCCGGCAGGTTTTGAGCTGCTAAGTAATGGCCGTATACCTTGGCCTTAATGCTGTTCCATACTGCGTCGCTCATAACTTAACTTCTTGCTGTACGTCAAGCATTAGCTCTATTAGGTCAAACACCTTTTTAGTCTGGCTGTTTGGCTTATCTATAATCTGGTTAATGTGAACCCTTAGCTGCATTAGTGCATTCGTATAGCCTGCGTCATATAACTTTTCTAGCGTTACCTTTTCGCTCATGCCCTGTTTCTCCATTTCTCGCAGAACCCGCAAGCCCTGCCTATGTAGTACCAAGCGCCGCAGGTGCAGCGCTGGACGTCGTTATCCTTTGACATGGTAATAACTCCACCACAAAATAATTGCTTCTTTGAAGTCTTTAACATGAACTTGACCGTTATTCCATACTTCGGCATAGTGAACGGTCTGCGTACTTGTGTCGCCGTAACCCAATAAAACCGTAAAATTCTTTTCCGTTGCCAGGTGTCTAAGAGCTACGGCCTGACCGGAGCGCGGGTTAATGTGTGGGACTTGTCCCGTACCGTCCCAATGCTTCATTTCTACAAATAGGTATTTATAGCCCGTTTCAAAGAAGTAGGCATAAAGCCCGTCTACGTCCGTCATTGTCACAAGGTCATTTAAGCCCTCTGTAAAGCCCCATTTGTCGAACTGCCACGTGTTCTTTAGGTGCATTTCCATACTTCTAATTTCGTGGGTCATTGTTTACCCTCTAAAGCGCGCATAGTTTCACACGGCCAAGACTGCCATAGTGAAAAGTCGCCCTCATGGCTTATACACGCATAGCAAACTTCGTAACCGTCTACTATTTCTTTAACGTGTACCATTCGGACACGGTTAAGAGTTTCCTCTAGCTTGTGGTAACTGTTGCCCCCTGGGCAGTCGCAGGCGCTCATTTTGACCTATCCCAAATAGCCTTGCACTTTCCTAAATGACACACCCAGCCCGCAAACGGTACACCCGTTTCTTTATTCGTTCCGGTCTTTCGGTTCATCTTGCCGTGCATACATTTAGGCACGTCTACGCCGTTATCTTCTTCGACTTCTTCTAGCCATGGGTCTACTTCCGCAACTGCGGGAATAACCTGCCTTGCCTTAGCGCTATTAACTTCTTGTTTGCTGGCCATTGACTTACCTAGCCCAATACCTAACGCGCCTATTGCGCGGCCTATTGCCGAAGTTTCCAAGTTGGCCAATTCGCTGCCCCTAGTAAATGCCGTCTTACCTTGTGCAAGTTCGCTACACGTGCCCGTCGCTGGTCTTGGGTCTTCTGGGTGTCTGTAAACGTATGCAATACCCCAAATAAAGTCTGGGTTGCCGTCCATGACGCCCTTAAACTCAAATTGAATACTTGCGTTTTCAAACTTTTTATAAAGCAATTCAATACGGGTCTTAACGTCTACATAGTCGCTAATGTCGTAGCTCATAGTTTCCACCCGTCCCGCTTCATGTGGTCTTCGATAGTTTCGCCGTCTAGCCATTCGCTGGCGCGGTTACGTTGATGTGCTTCTTCGACACGTACGCCGAAAACGAAACCAATAATTAAAGCAATTACTATAAGTAATAAAGTAAATCCGTTAAAAAACATTTGCCCTGTTTCCTTTGTTTATTTTGTTTTGTCTATTTGGTCTTGACTGTATCGCTTCACTCCGCCAATTTTGAGCGGCTTAAGCGTTCCGTTCTTTTCCCAGCGCCATAAAGTCGTCCGGTTTACTTGTAGCTTGTCCGCCATTTGTTTAGCGGTTAGATACTTTTCCAATTTTGCCCCTTATTGCCCTGTGTTGTAATTGTCGTTGCATGGTGTTGCATTGTCAAGCACCTTTATTTTACTGGCGTGTCATGCTCTTTAATGTGCCTGTTTAACATGGTTTTAACTTCTTCTACGCTGTTTATTAGGTCGGGTAACGACTTTCCCCCGTTGCTAGTCGGCTGTATTTGGTAAGTCATTTGTTCAATATAAGCCTTAATTGGCTTAACTACGACGTACTTTATAAACATTCCTAATAGTGAAAATATAGCGATTAGCGCTCCCGCAGCTTGTCGTTTTCATTTCCCAGTAAGTCGAACCCTGCCAGGTCTTAGGCGTTCCCTTACCTAATACCCAGGTAGTAGTGCCCGTAGTGTCGCGTTTGCCGTCCGGCAATAATCTAGCAAACCTCATCTTTACATACTTAGGCGGCTTTGTGCAGGTTAGGTGGAGCTGCGCGAAAAATAACGAGCGACTACCCCCCAGGTCGAAAGGTTCGCAGCCTTGAAACGTCGTCCATTTGTAAGGCTTATAAGTCTGCGTTTCGGTGTTCTTACATAGACCCGAAACTTTAGCCTTAGCCGTGACGTACGGCGTGTTATCGTCGGCTACTACTGGCGCGGTAATCATTAAAACGCTCATTACAATAATCGCCGCTAGGCGTTTACTCACTTCTTCTTAGCGGTCTTGGCCGCGTTTATTGCTGCGTCCATTTCCTTAGCGTCTAGTTTGCCGTCGTCTATCATACTCTTAGCGACTTCTCTAATGACTACTACGAGCGGTAATAAGGCTGCCATTAAAGCGCCTTTAACTGGCTCAATTCCTACTCCAGCCGATAGGCCGAAAGTTGCTAAACCCTCGTAAGCAATTAGGGCTAATACTCTGATAATAAATGTCTTCATGGCGTGCCTTTCGTTAGGTTACGCCCTGTTATTTATTACTAGCTGGCTAAAATGTCTTTCGGGTCTATTGGCTTGCCGTCGCTCCACCGGAGTTTTGTTCTTAGCTCTACGTGTAAGTGGGCTCCGGTGCTGTTCCCTGTATTGCCACTTTCGGCAATATGCTGGCCTTTCTTAACCTTGTCCCCTGGCTTAACTAGCGCCTTGGATAAGTGAGCGTAAATAAAATACCCGCCCTCTACCTTTTGGACTAACTGCGTACCGTAAGCCTTGCCCCAATTAGCAGCTTCTATTTTTCCGTCGGCTACTGCTAGCACGTTTGTACCCTCTGGGACTGCAAAATCCACGCCTGTATGGAAACCGGTAGACCAATGGCGGCCTTTTTTGTTCCATGGGGTCGAAATACGTCCACCTTTAATTGGTAGTGCCATTATTCGCCAGGTAAATTAGCGTCGGCAGATATGACCGACAAATATTCGGCATATTCTTCATCTGTCATTTCTCTTACTTCGTCGTCAATTTGAATTAACGGCTTTTCTGTTGCTGTTGCTTTTGCTGTTGCCATTTTAACTTGTTCCATATCCGTAGACGTAAATAGTTCCGCCAGTTAAAGTTCCACTAGCGGGTGTAATTGTAAAACCTGTGTATGAAGTGTTTACAGAATGTAGACAACCACTCGTACCGAATACAGTTCCAGAAACATAGTTAGCCATAAATTGCGTATTTGTTGCAGTAAATGGATTATACACGTCACAATTTAATCTTAAAACATTTGATGAGCCATGTCCCGCAAAAGGATAGTTACTCGTTGAACCACTCGTAATAGATTGAATAGAACCACCCCAAGGTAAATACATAAGACTATAAGCATAAGACGAAGTAGAGCCCGTATTTATAATGGTTAAATCGGTTGCGCTTGCGCTTGAAACTCCGCCGACAATTACAATTTTATAAGCGCTGTAAGTCGCGCTATAAGCATTAGTTACGGCAACGGACGAAACGCCGCTTCCGATTGTTTGCGTTTTTATTAAACGTAGTCCAGGGTAAGCGCCGCCTAAAGCTGTAAATAAAGTGGTATCAACTGCGCTGCCAAGCGTTCTGATATTTAGGGCTCCGTCCTTAACCAGCCCAGTATTTTCGGGGGTACTCCACCCATAATTCGTTGTCGTTGCCATTTAAGCATTCTCCCATATTGTCGTCGGATTGTATGTATTCCACGTAGTCGTGTTTGGCACTTGTAACCAAATTTGACTACGGTAGGTTTCTGAATAAGCCGAAACAAATAACGATAAATCGGCGGTATAACGGGTTAAGTTCCATTCCCAACCCTCTACGAAACCGTCAAAATCTAACCCAAATACGGCAGGTAAAGCGTTAGTATTTACGCGCAAACCATTATAAACGGCGGCTAACTGGTCGCGGGTTGCGTCGGTAACGGTTGGACTATGTAACGGCACGGTAAAGACGGCGGGGTAATTACGCGGATAAGCGCGGCTATACAAATAATCGTCGGCTTGTTCTTGAGCGTCTACGCCGTTTTCTAATAACGTGCCTTTAGTAGCTGCTAACTGGCCGTATAAAATCTTACTTTGTGCATCTTGTGCGTTCTTAGTTTGGCCATTTTTATAAATAATTGTTACATCATTAACAATTTCGCCCCATTGACTATTGCTACTTAAACCATTGGCTAATAAATCGTCGGCTGTTAATTCGTAAGGTAGGGCTAGGGCTCTGGCTGCGTAGTCGTCGTAATGTAATGCCCCTAAACCGTCTTCCCATAACACCCCGCGCCCTGATTGTGCAGCTTCTTGCGCCAATTCCAGGGCGTTTGCTTCGTCGGCTGCATAAGCTGTTAATTCATATTCACCTGGCATATCTATATTCGTGGTTAAATCGTCCACTAATGCTTGGCTGGTTGCGTCGTAACTAGCCCAGGTTACGCCATTAGGTAAATCGTTCCATGTTGTAACGCCGTCTAAATCGTCCCATTCGGTTACAAAGGCTTCGTGAAGAATGTTATAAACCCGTGTACCGTCAAATTCTTTAGCGTAACCGGAAGTACCTGCCAGGCGCTTATTTAACTGGGCTAGCACCCCTACGGCTGTAACGTTATAGCGGGCGATAGAGCCTATGTCGCCGTACTGGGGTAGGGAAATACTAATATCGGAAATAATGCCCGTAAAAATGGTCTGTGTGCCCGCAGTGCCCTTGTTAATGGATACCGTCAGGCTATCCGATAGTTCAACTTCTAAAGGGTCGTTAGCGTCCGTCCATAGTTCTACACTGGCATAACTAGGCTCTGGCTGGTTAAGTACGTCCCGACGCCCCGAAGATATCCTAACGCTGGATAGCGTGTTATCTGGGTAGAATATCCCGCCGTCTATTTCTACGGTTGGGTACGGGTCGTAAGTTGTCATAGTGGCGAGCCCGCCAAATTAACTTGTCCGGTTCGTAGGGTGCTATTTTGCATAATGCGTTCGATAGTGCGGCGGGCACTTTCGGCGTCTACTATGCCGTTAAGAATAAAGGTATTACCCCCGCCGCCGCCCAGCTTGTGGTTAGGAATAATTTGTCCGCTTGAATTAGGAATAAAGACCTCTTTTCCAAATTCACCCACTCTAACCGGTTGGCCTGCGCGGACTGTTCCGCCCATGGCGCTACCCGTACTAGCGTCGGAAGTTAGCCAATCCCATAATTTATTTTTAACAATTTCGCCAGGCAAAAGATTAAGAATAGGCTTTATCTTTGCATAAGCCGTCGTAAGTTTGTCAATGGCCTTGGCAATATTATTTATCGAATTAGCCGTGGTTTGTAATGCTGTTAGGCCGCTGGTCGCTTCGCTGCTTGTCATAGCTGCAAACAATTTACCGAAACTATCCGCAATATTTACAAGGCTTCGGCCTAGGCTTTCCGCTCCATCACCCTTAAATTCTCCCGCTAATTCTCTGGCGCGGTTGCTCAACCCCTGCGGGTCTTCGCCGCTCATGGCCTTAGCGACACGATTAACAATGTCTAATAAGTCTTTAAGTTTAGGTAATAATTTAACGCCTAAACTTTCTTTCATTTCGTCCCAGCGTTCGGTTAAAATGGCTAACTGCCCCGCGTAAGTTTCCGTATTGGCTTTAGCTGCTCCGCCAAATAATCTAACTAATTCATCTTGGACTAAATTAAAATCTTTACTTTTCTTAATACCTTCGTCTAATGGAATACCTAATTTAGTAAGCGCTCCAAAATTTCCGTCATAGGCTTTACCAAGGGTTAAAGAAACGGTTTCTAAATCCTTGCCCGTTGCCACGCTAATATCCATAGCCAAATTAGTAAGTTCTTGCGCCTTTGTTACCGAACCAGTAGCACGGGCAAGGTTTGCTAATGCTGGCCGTAACTTACTATCTGAAATTCCCTTGGCTAATTGCTGGGTACTTATCCAGTCTTCGCTGGCTTTAATTTGTGCGTCTGTTGCGCCTGTTGTGTTTTGTAAAGCCTTGGCCAATAGTTTCTGGCTTTGTTCGTCTTCAATGGCGGCCTTTACGCCGTCTATACCAATTTTAATAGCGTAGCCCGCGGCAGCTGCTCCGGCGGCTGCAAAAGCTGCGCCCGCCATTTTGCCAAACTTGGCTACCTTGCCGCCGAAAGTCTGGGTATCTTGTCCGGCTTGTCGTAAGCCTTTACCAAATTTATCTACGTCCGCAAGTAAGTTAAGTTTAAGGGTTCTCTGTGTAGCCATTAAATGCTTACCCCCTTAGTCCAATTCGCTAAAACGTCGTCGCAAGCTTCGTGCCACTCTTTAGTAATCTTAGGCTGTAAGCGCCGCAATTCTGGGTAAATCCAGTAGCCCTCGTTACCTTGTCCACGTCTAGGACTTCTATAAGGAAAGCGACGCCCGCCGTTAGGAAATTGTCCCGCTTGACTTGTAGGGTCTGCGCCAAATTCTGAACCATAAAGCACGTCGCCCGAAACTGCGCCGCCGCTAAATTTAACCCGTGACCCGCCAATAGTAATATTAGGTACGCGGTCTTTATTCGCCCTGGTAGTCTGCGCTACTCTCTGCGCTTGTTTATACATTGGGGCGTAACTAGCTGCGGTCTTAATGTCGTCGGCCACCCAACTAGCAATACCTTTAACCCGTTCTTTAAGTTTGGTTTTGCTTTCGGCGTCCATTTCGTTTAGTGCCTTAAATATTTTGCGTACTTCGTCGTCTATGTCCATGCTTACCCGTATGGTTTGCTTATCCGCCATAGTGTCCGTTCCTTTCCGCAATTAGTTCTAAAGCCGTTTCCATATCCGAGCGACGCCATTTTAATAAGTCCCCTAGGGGTATGCCGGTACTAACGGCAATTCTTACTAAATTGGTTCTTATGGTGCTTTTGGGTCTTCGTCTAGCACCTCGACGCCGTCATATTCGGTTTTACGCCATACCTTAGACGTCTTTAACTCCGTATGTCCGGCGAGCCTTGACGCGATAAATAGCATTTCGGATATAACCGTCATGCTGCCTTTCGCCATTTTCGCGGCTGCTTCGTTATATGTAAGTCCTAAAATCTCTTCTAGTTCTATCCATATT